CTGGCCGACATCTCCACCGCCAAGAACCGTCCCTGCACAAACGCATCGGCCTTGATGCTTGAGCCGATGGTGAAGCTCACCGCATCCGACCAGGTCACGCTTTGGTCGGCATTCATGGCCGCGCCCAAGCGCACCGTGACCAGGCTGCCCGCGGGGCCGTCAATGCGCGGGTAGATCGCGCGCACCAGCTTCATGGCATAGGGGTCGTCCAGCGTCATGCCCGTGCGCTGCAGGGTGCCCGTCAGGCCAGTGACGCCGTCGTCCGTGGCCCCCACGTCGAAGGCCTTGATGGCCGTGGTGGTGGACAGCAGCAGCCTCGCCTCGTTGGGCGCGTAGTCGTTGCCGGTCCAGGTGGTCTCGTCCCAGTCCCACGCATCCGGGTCCGCCGCCCAGGTGGTGGCGGTGCTGTAGTCCAGCTGCCCGCTCGCCCCGTAGGTCACGTTGGTCAGGTCGCGCAGGCCCCACACCTTGGTCTGCCAGTTCCACACGCAGGCTTTGTTGCAGTTGGTGGAGCCGCTGAACGGAAAGCAGATCAGCACCTCGTTGCGCTGCGGGTTGGTGGTGACAAACGCGCGCTTGTAGTTGTCGCTCGACAGGTTGTCGAAGATGAATTTGCGCACCAGCCCGTCGGCAATGCTCACCATGCCCTGCCCGGTGTTCAGAATCACATCGCCGGCGGCCAGCACCACGTTGCCCACGGGCGTGTTCACCCCGCAGCCCCGGGCCAGCATGCCGTACTCGCCCGGCATGCGCCGGAACTGGAAGATGAAGGGCTGGCCCACAAAGCGCATCTCGTAGCACGAGCGCTCCTTGTAGATGGCCAGCGTGTCCCCCAGCGGCAGGGCGTCCACCAACAGGTCCGCCGTCTCGGCGAGGTCGTTCTCGCCGGCGTCTTTGGTGGCGTCGGCCTCGTCCCAACTGGAGGGGATGGTGCCCGCCACTGCGGCGTGGCTCCACTTGACCATGTGCGGGTAGGCGGTGCCGCTCTTGGTGATGTTCAGCGCCACCAGGTAGTTCTTGAACGGGGTGAGCGCTTGGCAACGCCAGTTGGTGTTCCAGCCCGTGAGCGTAGCCAGGTCGTTGGCGACGTTGCCCCCCCAGTATTGCGGCTGGTCCACGCCGTTGTTCATCACCAGCACGCCACCCAAGACGCCGCCGGTCCAGCGGTCGTCCTGCGTGCCCGTGAACAAGCTGCCAGGGGTGATCTCGGTGCGCGTGGTGCCGTCGTCGACAAACACCTTCTGCGTGCCGGCGTGCACCCAGAACTTCTTGGTGGTGGTCTGGTAGGCCTGGATCCAGTACGGCGCGATGCTGGGCGCGGTGAATACCGAGGTGGTGCCCCGAAAGCGCTGCGCGTAGCCGTTCAGAAACCGCATGTTGGTCACGCTGGACCACATGCCGGACTCCAGCTCCTCGGCCGACAGGTCCGCGTTCCAGCCCCGCCCGCAATCGTTGATCTTGACGATGGGCATGTCAGACCGTGGGCCAGGTCACAGACTGAGGAAACCCTGCCTGCGTGGTGATGTCGCGCAGCGCTTGCCGGTACGCGGCCCAAGCAGCTTGGTCCACCGGTGCGTCGGGAGTTTGCGTCCAGTCGCTTTGCGCCAGCAGCTCATCACGGCGCTGACGCACTGCGGCGGCCATCTCCGCCGTGCGGTCTGGGGCCTGCCAGGTATGGCCGTCAAACAGCCAACCGGGCTCACAGTCGGCTGGGCAGGCCACGGCGCCGATCTCGGCTGCGAAGGATTCATCGGCCACGATGACGTTGAGCACCTGGCCTTCTTTGATCACTGCGTAACGCATGCTGAGTCCTCAAATGAAGGTGGTGATGCGGGCGTAGCCGTTGCCGCCTGCGCCGCCGGAGGCGCCTGTTGCAACCCCACCGGGTGAGCCAGCGCCGCCGCCGCCCGCCCCATAACCGCCAGCGCCGCCAGCGCCGGGAGTGCCGCCATTAGCGCCGCCGCCGCCGCCGCCGCCTGAGCCAGCAAGGCCAAACACTTGGGCAACGCCAGCCGAGCCGGCAACGCCAGTCGCGCCCCCCGAGCCACCGCCGCCAGCAATGTTTCCGCCTGCCGTGCCGGTGTCAGTGATAAGTCGGCCGCAGGTGCCGCCCGCAGCGCCAGCGGTGGTTGAGCCCCCGCCCCCGCCGCCGCCAGGCCCACCCATGAAAGATGAACCGCCCGCTCTTTGGTTTCCGGCGCCGCCACCTGCGCCTCCAAACACCGATGCATCGCCCTGGGTCAGCGTGGACCCCTTGCCGCCATACTCGCCCAAAGCGGCGTTGCCCGCGGTGGTGCCATTACCTTGGCCGCCCGCGGCTGTGCCACCACCGTTTTGACCTGCGCTGAAACCGCCTCCGCCGCCGCCGCCAGGCGCAGACGACGCTTCCGCGCCACCGCCGCCGCCGTATGCGCGCAGGTAATCGGTGGCCCCGTTGTAAACCCGCGTCATGCCACCGTTGCTTTGTGCATTCCCGCCGGCGCCAATTTCTACAGTCAAGGTTGCGGGCAACGATCCAGCGTGGACCATGCGCGCCACATAGGCGCCGCCGCCGCCACCAGACCCCATAGTGGAAAAAAGGCCGCTGGCGTTGCCGCCACCTCCGCCCGCGCCCAGCAGTTCAATGAACACAAACTTCGCGTTGGCCGGCTTGGTCCACGTGCTGGAGGCGGCGTAGTTCTGCACGTCGTGCACGGCGTTCCAGTTGGCGCTGGTGCCGTCGGTCTGCAGGAACTTGCCGCCACTGCCGCCTTGCCCTGGCAGCACCGCAGTGATGCCTGTGGCCGCCAGAATGGCCGCTTGCACTTGGCTGGTGGTCGCCACCTTGGTGGCCACGTTGCTGGTGGCCGACGACGTCTCCACCCCGGTGATGCCGGGGAACGTCGCCTGCAGCGTGCTCTTGACCAAGCGGATGTGGTCGTCGCCCTCGCTCTTGGGGTCCGAGGCGGCCGGGTAGCTCGCGTTGAGCTGACTGATGTTGGTGGCGGTCTCAACCGTCATAGCGTCCTCACTCTCATCGCAGAACCCGAGCGCAGGGCCGTGTCGTCAGAGCGCTGCAGCGCCTGCACATCGGCTTGGTACTTGGCCTCCCAGGTGGGCATGCGCTCGTCGTTGAACACGTAGCCGCTGGCCTCAGCCAAGGCGGCGAACAGGTACACGCTGGGGTGGTTGGTCAGCAACCAGTTGGTGGGCGTGGTCGACAGCGCCGCAAAGCGCTGGTAGTAGTCCAGGCTCACCGTGTAGACGGCGTCCGGCGTGGGGCCGAGTTGGACCTGGTCGCCCACGATGGTGTAGACCACCGGCTGGCCCGTAACGTAGCCATTCGGGAACTTGCGGTCCATGATCTCGGGCGTGACCACCGACAGCGCCGCGGGCGGCGTGGTGTTGGTCAGCGTGATGTTTTCCATCTCCAAGAAGTCGCTGGGCAGGCTCACGGTCTGCGTGCCGGCCACGGTGCTCAGCGCCGTGTTGGTGACTTGGCGGCGCAGACGCAGGTCTCGCGCGATGCGCGCCTCGGCCAGCGTGATGAAGTCCGGGATGATGGACGTCAGGTCTGACCGCTTGAGCCAGTTGGCCACCGAGGTCTGCAGGTCGGAGTAGGTGGCAATGGCCATGTCACACCCTGCCCTTCCAAATGCGGAAATGCGCCAGCGCCGGATCGTTCAGCAGGCGCTTCTGGTGCTCGGGTGAGCGGCCCAGCTCCTGCAGCGTGATGGCGTGGTCGTTGAGGTAGCGCTCCACCAGCACCATGGGGATGCTCGCGGCCAGGCGCATGTCGCTCGAGCCCGTGTGCCCGGCGTTGTGCATGGCCTGGGCGCGCTCGGCGTAGGGCGTGCAGTCCTGCGTGGTGCCGGTGACAAGCGCCCCGTCTTGCAGCGCCACGGTGGTCACCACCCCGGGCGCAGCGGCAATGTCCGTGCGCAGCATCAGGAGTTGTCCAGCGGGACGACGTTGACGCTGCCCGCAGCGGTGCCCTGGATGTAGGCGATGTGCGTGATGCCGCGCGGCACGTGCATGATCACCGAGTCCGCCGGCTGCACCATCACATCATTGGCAGTGGCCGTCACGGTGGAGTCGCCGAGCTTGACGTAGCACTCGTTACGAGCCGCCACGCGGATGTAGTTGGGGCCACTGCCCGAAGAGTTGTTGGGGATGGCGCTGCGCGCCGACGTCCCCCCAGTGGCCGCGGAAAACCCGCTGACCGAAACGGAGATAACCGCTCCGCCAAAAATTTGAGCCATGTGCTGCTCCGACGTCTCTCGACGCTGGGAGAAATGAAAAGGGGCCCCGAAGGGCCCCCGTGCGTGCAGTGCGTCAGGCCGGAGCCAGGTGCACCGTGATCGAGCCCACCGCCGAGGTGGCGGTGCCCGTCAGGTCGTAGCTGAGCGCATCCCCCACGGCCAGCAGCAGGTCACTGGCGGTGGTGGACAGCGTGAGCGACTGGTTGGCGTTGGCGGTGCCCACCAGGTTGTGCGAGCCCGTGTGCAAGACCGTGCCGCTGGCCGGGGCCGTGGCGGTGGGGGTCTTGCGGATCTGCGCCGTGCAGGCACCACCCGTGCCCGCCACGTCCACGCGGCTGCGGATGGCCTTGACCACGTAGGCGCGGTCGGCCACGAAGAACGTGCAGTCCACCGTAGAGGCGGTGTAGTTGATGGTCACCGGCACAAAGCCTTCGCCGCCCGTGCTGGCGTTGCCCACCATCCCGAGCGAGGAGTCGGCGTTTTGCTTGATGTCTACAGACATGTCTGGTCCTTTCAGGTGAGTGGGGCCGGCGCCTCGTGAGCACCAGCCCCATCAGGGTCACAGGATGTCGTACACCGCACCGTGGGCCTTGGGCGCGCGGCACTCCAGCGTGTACTCCACCACCAGCTCGCGCTGCTCGGCGTCACCCGTCTTGGCCAGCTCGATGGTCTGGAACGGGCGCAGGTACGCGATCGCCAGCTTGTCGGACTGCAGGACGAAGACGTCACGCGCGGCCATGAAGCGGTTCGGTACGCACTGCAGCGTGCCGAAGTCGCTCACGTAGAAGTCCACCGAGCTGTACAGCTTCGCGTCCTCGCTCTTGTCAAAGCGAGTCGCGTTGCCGGTGAAGCCGGAGAACGTCTGCTTGGCCGCCGGGGGCAGCATGACCATGTCGGGCTCGCCGCCGGCCGTGTAGACCTGCTGCAAGACGTCCTTGACCTGCGCCTCGGTGAAGGCGCGCTGCGTGCCCGCGGTGTAGCCGGTGTTGGCGGTGTAGCTGGCCAGCGTGCCGCCGTTGCGGTTGACGTTGTCCACCACCCAGCCGCGAAGACCACGCGAAGACCGCGGGGAGGTCGCCAGCACATCGTTCTGGGTCAGGCCCAGCTCCATGTCGCGCTTGATCTCCAGCGAGGCCAGGCTGAGCTGGTAGGCCAGCTCGTCCTTGCGCCCGGCGGGGTTCATCGCCTGCTGCGTGCCCGACACCACCACCTTCTTCGCAGAGATCTGCGTGCGGTTGTTCAAGCGCGCCGTCACCGTCACGGTCTTGGCGGTCAGGTCGTCGCCTTCGGCCTGGGCGTTGGCTGCCGCCGCGGCCAGCTCCTGCACCTGCCACTCGTGCAAGGTGTTGGAGGCCTTGGACTTGCTGGCCATATTGAGAACAGGTGTCTGAGTGGGACTTATCCTGTAAATGATATCCGTGAGATCTTCGCGATTCCCGATTGCGGCGGTGGTCAGGAAGGTATTGGTTGGTGCAGCCATGGCTGCCTCCTTTCAGCGCCTCTCGGCGTTAGAAGTGGTTGATCACAAAATTGCTGCGAACGCGCGGGCGGCGTCTTCCACCTTGCCCGTCTTGTTCAGCTTCAGGTACGCCGCGGTGCGCGGCGTGATGCCGGGGTTGTCGCCCTGGCCGGGGCGCTCCACCTTTTGCGGTAGGGCGCTCACCTTCTTGGCCGCGGCCGATGCCTTGCCGACCATCTGGTCGTACAGCATGGCTTTGCGCGCCAAGATCACGGCCCGCGCGTCAGCGATGCCGTCGATGGCCTCTGCCTCGTAGCCCTGGCCCGCCAGGTACTCGCGCAGCGCCACCTTTTCGGCCTTGGCCTTGGCCTCGTCCTTCCAGTCGGGCAGCTTGGCAAGGAGGTCTTGCTGCTGCGCTTCAAGCTGGCGAACGTAGGCCTGCTGTGCCAGGGCCTGCTGCTGGGCCGCCACCTGCTGCTGCTGCCCGTAGACCTGCTGCAGCGTGGCTTGTCGCTCTTGAGCGATGCGTTGCTGGCGCAGGTACTCCACCGGATCAGACTGGAGCAGTTCGTCCCAGTTGGTCTGTTGCTGCTGTTGCAGCGCGCCTTCCAGTTGAGCCTGCATCCTCTGCAGGTTCGCCGCGTAGGCTTGCCGCTCCTGTTGCGCCTGGGCGATCTGGGCCTCGGCAGCTTTGCGCTGCTCCGCGGCTTCCATCGTCTTGCGCGTGTAGTCCGCCTGGCGCTGGTAGCCGTTCTTCAGCTCAGAAAGCGGGACCTCTACGTCCTTGCCGTCGATTCGGACGGTGACCGTGGTGTCCTCCTCCTGAGCCTGCGGCTCGGCAGCAGCTTCGGGCTGCGGCTCGGGCTCGGCTTGGGCTTGTGGCGGGGCTGCTTCAGGTTCAGCAGCCGCCTCGCGGTCGGGCGGTGGCGCATCCATCGCGGCCGACAACAGGCTTACGGCTTGGTTGACGTCAAGCGCACCGTTGGATCCAGTCTCCTGGTTGTCCATGTTTTCAACTCCTCGGGCGGCGCATCACTGCGTTGACCCATGCAGACAACAAAAAAGCCACCCGCAGGTGGCTCTTCCAAGAGGGTTGTCCTTCCTCTGAAGTCGTTACAGCTCGTGGCGCTGGCCGGCGCTGTCCATCCAGCCCAGGGGCCCGATCTGCACCGGCACGTTCCAGTTGCCGTGCACCAGCTCGGCTTCAGGCGCCGGGTGGAAGGCCACGCGGATCTGGCTGGTCAGGGTGAGCTCGGTCACGCGACGCGCGAAATGAACCCACGCGCCCGGTCCACCAGGCTCTGCTTGTGCTGCAGCTCCACCTGGGCCAGCTTGCCCGTCTCCAGCGTGGAGGTCAGCTGCGCTTTCACCTTCCGCAACAGGTGCAGGTAGGCCCACAGCTTTTCGCGGCCGGCCTCGTCTCTTGCTGGGCTGTTCGTCCATTGCTCGATGATGTCCTTCTCGATGGCCTCAAAGGCGGCCACGAATGCCTCGTTGTCCAGCACCTGCCGGGCTTGATCCCCGGCGTACAGGCGTTGCTCCAGGGTCATGCCCAAGCCCTCAGCGGCGTGACCGGCGGCACCGGCACCAAAAACCCATCCAACTCAGGCGCTGGCCCGATGTTGCGCACGTTGGCGTGGTAGCCCGGATACGGCACGGGGACGTATTTCTTGGGCACCGGATCAGGCGCAGGCTCGTAGATCGTGCCGATCATGTCCACCGCAGTGAACTTGGGCGTCAGCGTCACGTTGCCTTCGTCGTCAGTGGCTGAGTCGTACAGGACTGAAAAGGCATCCGCCTCATCAGCGAAAACAAGCATGTAGTCATTGAACATGGCGGCTCCTATCAGGCGGTGATGGCTTGGAGTTCAGCGTTGCTGAGTCGGCGCGGGTAGTAGGTGATGCGGCGGATGTGGCCGTTCAAATAAAGACTGTTTTGATTTATAGATGACCCAAGACCGAGCCTATCAACAACTGGAATTGTTCCAGATGTATCTGTTACTACTGCCGCCCCATTTAATGACACAGCAAAATCATTTGCTTTGTAAGCCCCCGCTATTTTGAAAGGCGTATTGTTTGCGACAATACTTCCACCATTTATATTTGCTTGAATTGTTCCCGACGTTCTTACGAAAAAAGTTTCGCCTGGAGTTCCCGTGCTAGTTGTATAAATAAGAATCTGGTTTGAGCTTGGTGATGAATCAGTAAGTACCGCGCTTACAGGAAAATTGCTGCTGTTTGAGTGATCGACCTCAGTAAACAACGTCCCCTCAGTCGCGTTGTACCAAGGGCTCAGCGTATTCACTGAAGCCGCATCAGCACTGCGCGTCACCTGACTCGCTACCGTGGGGATGTAGGAGGTTGCGAAGGCTCCGG